CCGGCGGTCAGCCTAACCCAGAGTATGACCCAATAGTCGTGGAGGTCTGCGAGGATAGAGCAATCGGAGAGATGCGAAGCTACCTCTGCAAGACATACGACTGCGAGAAGATATTCACAGCCCAAGGCGATGAGCGTCACAGCCTAATATTGATGTTTGCGATTGACATCGCCATTTACCACATCTTCTCAATTCATAACCCCTATAAGATTGCGGACATACGCAAGGAGCGTTATGAACGAGCTCTTGAGTGGCTAAAGGGTGTCGCAAAGGGCAACATCTCAATAGCTGGTGCGCCACGGCTCCCAGAAGCAGAGCAAGGCAATAACAGCCCTTGGCAGATCAAGGCAGACACCGTAAGACCTACAATACTTTAACATGGCAAAGAACAACAAGCAAAAACGCATATACCAAGGGGGAAGCAGGGTAAAGACTATGGCAGGCACTTATCAAGTGCCAGACATCGCTCTGAAGATGCCTGAAATATTCCTCCTTGACCTCCGAAAATTCCAGCAGGCTGTCCTCTCGGCTAAGCAAATAGAATATGCTTCTCGTGTTCAGCTCTATGATATATACGAGTCGCACGAGTTAGACATTCACCTTATGGGTACTCTTGATAAACGCCTACGAGGGGTTACGCAGATGCCTATTGAGTTCTACGTCAACGGCAAGGCTGACGATGTCATCACTCCGCAAATACGCTCTCCATGGTTCAAGGAAGCTATGAAGGAGATTGTGATGTCAGCCTTCTGGGGCTTTAGCTTACTTCAATTCTACCTAGACGAAGAGGGCAATATTAAAGCGGACTCCATCAACCGCAAGCACTACGACCCTGTCAATAGAGAGCTCAAGAGAGAGCAGAATGACCTCAGCGGAGAGCCGATAGAGAACTTTCCAAACATGCTCTTTATCGGTACGGAGAGGAAGCTAGGTATATTCTTAGACTTGATGATTGCAGTCCTTCATAAACGTGGCAACATTAGCGATTGGGCTCGCTTCTGTAATGTCTTTGGTATACCAATTCGCAAATATACCTATGATGCAGGTGACGATGAAGCACGACTAAGGCTAATACAAGATGCCCAACAACAAGGCTCAGCGGCCGTATACATCTGCCCCAAGGATAGCGATCTTGAGTTTATCGAGCCTCGCAATGCTTGGGGTACAGGTGAGATTTTTAAGCAATTCACCGAATATTGGGACAGCAAGATATCTATTCGCATACTTGGCAACACGCTAACCACTGATGCCAAGAGCACAGGCACTCAAGCCCTCGGAGAGGTGCATAAGGAGGTAGAAGATGAGATGAATAAGAATGACCGTAGCCTCATCTTGGACGCCCTCAACTACCACATGAAGGCTATCTTTGCCAACCTTGGCTTCAAGACCGACGGTGGCGAGTTCGTCTATGCCAGAAAGGAGAAGACACACCCTACTCAGCAGGTAGACATTGTGCTTAAGCTCAATTCTATTGGCTTGCCTATCTCTGACGACTACCTGTACGAGTTTTCAGGCATCCCCAAGCCCGATAACTACAACGAGCTCATCACCAAGAGAGAGGCGGAGAAGGAGGCGATGCGCCAACAGCTAGAAGGTGCTGGAGATGGCCAAGTCAAGGAGAGCGAGCAAGACGATGAGGGTAAGAAGAAAGACGATAAGACCAAGGGCAACAACCCTCCCAAGGGGGGCAATAACCTTAAGAATAGATTACGCGCTTTTTTCGGTCTAGCCCCCACCAACATCAACGTCTTGGGGGCGGACAGCGAATTTTGATTGACAACCTCTATTATGGGGGGAAGCCCTGCGCATGCTGTTCAGGCTCGCCACGCAATGACCTAGGTGAGGTTATCTTCTCTGCTGACATTCTTGAAGACTTTTTGCGCAAGATATATGACGGCTTTGATGTGTCTAGAGAAATTGAACCCTCTGCATGGCGAGAAGTCTTACGCATCTTAAACGAGGGTGCTGTAAAAGGTCTTACCCAAGGTGGCGAACGTCAGCACACCCCTCAGTTCCTGCAGGCTATTAAGCATTCGAATGAGGTTTTTAGCGCATTCAAATGCCATTCGATGGGCGTTAAAATGGCGGAGAGGTTGCGAGACAAAGACGGCAATCTGCGCCCATTCAAGGAGTGGAGAGAAGCCGTACAGCCGATTGCCTCACACCACGTTGGGGCTTGGCTTAAAACAGAGTATGACACCGCCGTTCTGCGTGCCCACCAAGGCTCGCTATGGCAGGAGTTTGAGAGGAATAAAGATATACTACCTAACCTCCGATGGATGCCTACGACCTCGGTGTCTCCAGAGAATGTACATAAGGGCTATTGGACTAGTCGCCTGACACTGCCCGTCGATGACCCATTCTGGCAAGACAATCACCCTGCCAACCGCTGGAATTGTAAGTGCTCGCTAGAAGCGACAAGCGACAAGGCAGACACTGGCCACGTGGCAGAGATGGCCCGTCAGGACAATACTGCTCAGCAAGGGCTAGAGAACAACCCTCGTGATGGGCGTCTATTCTCCGACAAGCACCCGTACTTTCCTGACTCTTGCAGTTCTTGCCCTTTCAAAAAGCAGAGCAAGCTCAAGAATTGGATAGGTAGGCTGTTTAACAAAGGAGGGCAGACGAAGGACTGCTACAACTGTCCTTATGCGCAAAGCCTGATTGATAACGCTAAGATTGCAGAAGGAGAGATATATATCAAGAGCAAAGAATATGGAGATCGTCTACAAATTAGCATCAAGGCGGACCAAACAGACCTAGAAGACAACAAGCGTGTCGCCAAGGCTTTGCTTGAAAGCTTCCCAGAGATGAAGATCAAGATTAGACCTCATCTCCGTATCAAAAAACATCCGAACCCTGAGTTTGAGATAAATGGGATAATAGGTGAAAATAAGAAAGTGGGGTCAGAAAAAGGTATTACAGCAGCATTCCAAGATAAACGGGAACAGGACTACAAAGCGGTAATAATTGACCTTGATGCTCATGTTAAACGTCTACGAATAAACGACATTACAAAGCACATTAAAAGAAGAATACACGATTTACCAGGAAAAATAGATCAATGCTATGTTCTTTACAAGAACAAGGCTGTACTGATAGAATCAAGAGAGCCTGATGTCGTAAAGAGATTATTGACTGAACTACAAGAAAAAACCTCAGGATAACCTGAGGTTCTATGTCACCCAGAGATTAGCGGAGCTTGATACTATCGGGCCTATATTGCTAACGTACTGACACCACAAAGGTAACACAATAATTTAATATGGCAAGTGATGTAAGCAAACTTATTCTGGCGGTTGAGAAACTAAGCAAGAGCATCAAGGAGGAGGTGGACGACCGCCTCCCTCGCAAGCTGGGTGTGCTAGCTGTCCAGCATTTCAAGCAGAACTTCAGAGACTCAGGCTTTCGCAATGGAGGCTTGCAACCGTGGAAGCGTTCACTGCGTGAGGTCTCAGGCGACAAGCGTGCGAGTAGCCGTTATAAGACGCTTACCTCAGCTCGCAACCACCTAATGAATAGCACGGAGAGCGTTATCGGTAAAGGGTATGTCTCTATCGTCAACAGTGTGCCTTACGCCAGCATTCACAACGAGGGAGGCACTATTCACCAGAACATACCCATAAGTCCAGATATGCGCAAGTTCGCTTGGGCAATGTTTTTCAAATCCGCTGGTATCCGCAAAGGGAAGAAGAGCAAGGGGGCAACATCTCCCGAAAACCTAAGCCCTGAAGCCTTGAAGTGGCGAGGTCTAGCACTTACGAAGAAGAGTACACTATCTCGAAGCATACAAATACCCAAGAGACAATTCATCGGTGAGAGTCAGGAGCTCACCGAAATAGTGACTAACGAAATAGAACAAACGATTGAAAAGGTACGTAATGGAATATCTTCTATCTAAAACTATCAGATACATTGCCGAAGCAATGCCTGAACTACTACTCGTAGACGAGGATTATGGACAGCTGGAGAACCTTGACCAGAACAATAAGGACATGTATCCACTCGTTTACCCAGCGGTTCTAATTGAACCTAGTGAGGTGTCTTGGTCGGAGCTTAAAGGGGACTCTCAAATAGGAGAAGCCACTCTCCGCACTAGGCTTATCATAGATTGCTACGACGACCATCATGCAGGGAGTGGCAGTGAATATAGAATTATGGAACGTGAAGAGCTAAGGCAGAAGCTACACAAGCTATTGCAGGGCTTTCGCCCTCTGGACGATGGAGCTTTTGTGCGCTCGGCATCGACCTTCTACACCTTTAATCATGGCATCAAAGTGTATGAGACAATATATAAGTGCAGAGTTACAGAGAAGCTAGCTAAGGGAATAACGAGTAGTCAAACTCGGCCACACATTTCAATCTCGACGGAACACCCCGAACAGCCTTGATTTTAGGCTTCTGAGCGTCCTTGAGACGCTCTGGAGAGAGTAGCCCCTTTTGCTCCTTTATAATACGCCATATATGACGCTCGGTAAGGTAGAACTCTTCCTCCGACAAGATGCGCAACGTCTCGTCCAGACGCACCTTGTGAACGCCGTACCAGTATGTAAAGCGTTCACATATCTTCCTGTTGCGTAGTTCAATGAGATTACAGTTCCTTCCCTTTTTTGCCATATATACAAAGATACAACAATGGCTACTAAACTTATATAAGTTTGGTAGCCATTATTGCATTTTAGGCGAGTTTTTTTGCTATTTAATTGAGG